GTCGCATTTTTTTTGTGTCATTTTTTGAGTAGGGGGGTTAAGATAATTTTTTGTATATTTGTAGAAACTAATATTAAAGCAATGATGATAATTATATTCTTATTCCTATGTATAATATGTAGTGTTATTATATTCTTTAACAGCTACCCAGAAACAGAAACACAAAAAGTGCAACGTAAATATAAATTAAGTGATGCTACACTAGATGAACTTATTTATAAGCATGAGATATTAAAGCAGCGTTACAATTCTGATATAACGCTTTGCGAATTTATTAAACTAATAACAAAAGAAGATGGCAAAACCAACAAAGCTAAAAAAGTTAGAAGGTACATATAGAAAAGATAGAGCTCCAGAAAATGAGATGCAACCACCATTAGTAGAAGAGATTGAAATGCCAACAGTACTAAGTAATGAGTACGCTAGAAGGGAGTGGATAAAGCAAACTGGAATACTAAGTTCTTTGGGTATGTTAGCAGAAACAGATACAAGTTTATTATTAGCGTATTGTATAGAAACTGGTAGATATTTTGAATTATCTGAAAGGGTGAAAGATAATATTACTTTCAACACCCCTAATGGACATATACAAGTGTTGCCAGAAGTAACAGAAGCTAATAAGAGTTTACAAAACATGATAAAGATGTCTAGTTTATTTGGTTTTAATCCAGCATCTAGAACAAAGATTGAAGTACCCATACAAAAAGATGTTGACCCATTAGATGAATTTTAAACAAATAGTAGATAAATATATTTCAGACGTTCAGACTGAAAACATCATTACTTGTAAGTGGGTTAAACTTGCAGTGGATAGGCACATGAAAGATTTAGAGCGTGAAGATATTTACTTTGATGAAGATGCTGCTAATCGTTTTTTAAAATTCAGTTCAGTATGTAAGTACACTAAGGGTGAACTAGCGAAGCAAGGTAAGAGAATCGAGTTCACACCACAGCAAGTATTTAGATACTGGTGTTTGTTTGGATGGAAGCGAAGCAATGGAACAAGAAGGTATAGACGTGTTTACTTTGAAGTGGCACGTAAGAATGGTAAGAGTGAAGAGGCTGCTGTTGTTAGTTTATACCTTACGTTATTCGATAAAGAAGAGGGTGCAGAAGTTTATACTGCTGCTACTACTATGGGTCAGGCCAGGATAGTACATGATGCGGCTATGGTAATGGCTAGAAAACTAAAGAACGATTCACCAAAATACGATTCAAAGATTAATTTAACTGGTGGTGGGCGTACTGCTGGTAATATATCAATGGTAGAAACTAATAGCAAGTGCGAACCATTACCAGCGAATGATGACAAACTAGATGGATTGAACCCACATGGAGGCATTATAGATGAATATCATGCCCATAAAACAAACGATTTACTGGAGGTTATTCAAACTGGTATGGGTTCTAGGGAGCAACCAATGTTATTTATCATAACTACTGCTGGATTTGAGAAGCAGTACCCATGCTATTCAGAAGAAAGGAAACTAGCTTTAGAGGTGTTGCAAGGAATTAAAAAAGACGATAGTTTGTTTACTGTTATCTATACACTAGATGAGGGTGATGACTGGAAGGACCCTAAACTATGGGTTAAAGCAAATCCGAATATAGGAATAACACCCACACTAGAATATATGCAAGAACAATGTGAACAAGCTATTAATAAAGGGGTAAGTAAGGAGGTGCAATTCAAAACAAAGAACTTAAACATCTGGACTGATAGCTCAATGGCCTGGATTAGTGATGACATTTGGATGAAATGTGATGGTGAACTACCAGATTTAAAGGGTCGTGAGTGTTATGCTGGGTTGGATTTGGCTTCTGTTAGTGATATGAATGCTTTTGTATTATTGTTTCCACCACAAAATGAAGGTGAAAAGATGTATGTTTTACCTTATTTTTGGATTCCTAAGAATACTATTGAACGTAAAAATGAGATAGGAAACTATAAACAATGGCAAAGAGATGGCTTTATTCGTGAAGCTGGTGAAGATGTTGTTAATCAGCAAGTGATAATTAGAGATATATTAGAGATTGCAAAAGATTATAATATAAAGTCTTTTGCTTTTGATAGGTTTCTGGCTTACAATGGAGTTATTCAAGAATTATTGTCTAATGATTTAAGTGGTTATGAGTTTGGCCAGGGCTACCGTTCAATGTCGCAACCAACAAAAGAATTAGAAGGATTGGTACTGGGTGCTAAATTAAATCATGGTGGCAACCCAGTAATGAGGTGGCAATGTGGTAATATTGAAATAAGCATAGACCCAGCCGATAATATTAAGATGGATAAGGGTAAAAGTAGGGAAAAAATAGATGGAATGGTGGCACTTGTTATGGCTTTAGGTTGTTGGAAAGCGTTCGATGATGGTGAAACAACATCTGTATATGATGAAAGAGGTATAAGAAGTTTATAAAATAACTAATAATTATATAGTATTGTATTGTTTTTTTATGTAATTTTGTTAAATTATACCCTTACAAATTTCATTAATGAAAAAATGGATAGATACTTTAGAGGAGCATATTGTTAAATGGCTTATAGGCGTATTTTTAACAAGTATTGGAGTGGCTGTAACCTTTTACTTTAATGCTTCGCATACAATGGCACAAAACACCGTTAAAATAGAAGAAGTAAAGCAAGAAGTAAAGAAGATAAGTAACACACCAGAGTTAAATACGTTAAAGATTAACCAGCTATCAGTTGAGTTATTAGATCAAAAAGGTATCTTAAAAGATTTTCAAGGGCAATACAATCGAGATAAAGAAATTATTATACAATTACTTTTAGATATTAAGAAAACAAATGAAGGTAACAATAGATAGATTAAATTATTCAGATAAGCAGGTTGAAGGCTTGTTAACTATTTTTGATGGTGAAGAAAAGATTTTTAACTGTTGGACTTTGGAGTTACCAGATTTAGGCAATAAACCTAGAGTGAGTTGTATTCCAAAAGGAGAATATAAAGTTACAAAGCGTTATTCAAGTAAATACAAATATCATTTTCACGTTTTAGACGTACCCGATAGAAGTTATATTTTAATCCATAATGGTAATTACAACTGGCATACAAAAGGATGTATATTGGTGGGTAAAACTTTAAAAGATATAAATGCAGACGGTTTGAAAGATGTTACGTCTAGTAAAGTAACATTAAATAGATTGAATAAAATATTAACAGATGAATTTACATTAACAATTAAATAATGAAAGCACAAGAAATTATATTAGACGTATTAGGATTAGCATTATTCATATTTTCAATTTATGGGTTTTATTTTATGGATGTAAGTTTGTTAGAAAGTACAGCCGTTGGTTGTGGTGGTTTAGCTTTATTTGTTTTAAAGACAAGTGCGGTAAGAACCTACATTGAGGACTTTATTAAGAAGAAGTTGGGTAAATGAAAGACCTAAAAACTTTACTAATAATATCCTTAGCTTTAGTAATTGTATTCTTATTCACTTGTAACAAGCCAGTTGTAAAGAATAATACAACCGTAAAAATACTAACGAGAACCGATAGTATATTTGTAACAGATACAATAGTACAAACTATTCATGTACCACTCAAAGAAGTTCAATACATCTATTCTAATATAGATTTAAGCGATACTAACGAGTTTAAAACTGGTTTACGTACATTTTACTACAAACAAAAAGATAGTTTATTAGATGCTTCTATTTTGGTCAAGGCAAACGAAAGACCAGAAAAAGTTAGTTTAGAGTATGATATTAAGCAGTTTTTAATACATGATTCTATTTATATTAGAGATTCTGTACACGTAAAAGAGCAGATAAAGAAAAGTTTTTTAAGTGCTGGTGCTACTGTTATTGGTAATAGTAGTTACTTTGGTTTTGCTCCACAATTAACTTATTCTCACAAAAAAGGTAACAATTATTCACTAGGATATGATATTGTTAATGGCAATATTCACTTAGGATTTACTAAAAAGTTGCGTTTTAAATAAATTTAGTTATATTTGCATTAATCTCTCTGCTAGAAGATAGACAGTGATTGTATGAATGGAACGCTATGTGAAATAAAATAGTGTGGTTATGAGGATTACAGTTACAAACCGCCTCCAACGGTTGTTGTCTATTGGATAGGTAATCGTACCAGCTTACGGCTGATGTACGTAGGACGAACTACTCCAAATGGAAAGGACAGAGAGATTATTTTTAAAACTAAATTCTAATTATGGCTGTGAATAAGTATAACAAACTAACAGAAAAGCAAAAGAAAAGAATAATAGATTTATACTCCTCTGAAAGACCTAGAGCTGAAATACAAGAAATACTATCTAATGAATTTGACGTTACAAAGAGAATGGTTAGGTACTGGGCTAAAAGTCTTAATTTAAATACTTCACAATCAAATGTACCAAACGATAAAGTAATGGTATATGATATTGAAACAAGTAGGGTGACGGCTGATATTTGGTGGACTGGTAAACAATATATTAACCACAACCAACTAAGAAGTGAAACAACTATTATCTCTATCGCTTGGAAATGGGTAGGACAAGATAAAGTTTACCATTTAACGTGGGATGAAAACCACTGCGATAAAGCAATGGTTGAGAAGTTTCTACAATCTTACAATAAGGCTTCAATGGTTATCGGTCAAAATAATAACTCATTTGATAACAAGCTAATAAACACTAGAGCAGCTAAACACCGTTTACACGTAGATAGGTATGTAAAGAGCTTTGATATTTACAGAATGGCAAAGCGTTATTTTAGATTGCCTAGTTATTCTATGGCTTATATGGCTGAGTTCTTTGGGTTAACATTAAAGCAATCGCATGAAGGTTTATATATGTGGGATATGATAGAACGTGGAACGGCTAAACAGCAAAAGGAATATCTACGTAAGATGGTAGAATATAATAAAGGTGATATTATTACAACAGAAGAATTATATTTAACTTTAAAACCTTATTTCGGTAGTGTAACAAATAAAGCCGTTCAAAGTGGATTACCTCGATGGGCTTGTCCAGTTAGTGGATCGACTAATGTTAAACTATTAAAAACAATATTTACTGAAATGGGAACGGTGCAAAGAATATTATATTGTGAAGATAGTAAACACCAATATAAGGTAAATAATAAAACTTATATGGATTTCTTACAACGTGCAATGAGTAAATACTGGGAATAACTAAAACTAAATAAAATGAAAGCAAAATTATGTAGTAAGTGTAATAGAGATAATAACCATTGTATTTGTGAGTTTTTGGGGAGTGATAGAAATAAGGAAAATTATATTAAAGGGTTTAGTCCAGACTATTATACTGGGAAGTACAAAGGAATTAAAGCAATAGATGTAATATTTGACTTTGAATTAAGCCATTGTAAGGCTTCCGCTTTAGAATACATACTTAGAAGCGGTAAAAAAGACGATGAAATTCAAGATATAAGCAAAGCAATTAATCATTTACAAATGTATTTAGACCATTTAAAAGATGTTGAAAAATAAAGTTAAAGGAATTTTCTTATCACTAGCTGGAGAGAGTATAAAAATTTCTTATATTTGTACTTTAGTAAATGAAAGTGAAGCTAAAGTAATGAAGATAATAAACGAGTTAGAAAAAGAGGGTTTTATAAAATGATAGTGTACGTTACAAAGCATGATTTTGAAGAAGCACAAAGAACCGATTGTGTAGCATGGTACTATTTAACCGTTGAAGATTTATTTGAGAATGAGGGAATAGTTGACTTTGTAGAGATTGAGCTGGATGAGGACGAGCTAGAAATAATGACAGATAACACCGTAGATGTAAGTGGTGTTGAAATAGATATACAAGATTTAAACATGAATTAGTTTCTTTTTAGTTTAGTTTGGGGGGGTGTTGCGAAAGTAACACCCTTTTTTTTGTAAATTATTCTTATTGATTTTCAAGTAGTTACGTATTTATTGATACAAAATATTAACTTTTTTGTTGTGTATGTCAATTATGTTTTATAATATTGTAATGTATTAACAAACTAACTAAAACAAAACGATATGACAACTTTAGAAATTTTATTGAAATCAGCAAAAAAGGAAGCAACTATTAGAGTTTGGGGATTAGCCCAAAGAAATATAGATAAAATTGGTTTTTCTGGATTAAGAAAAGTTCAAAATCAGTTAAGAGAAACAAACCCGAACTTTTTTGGAGCAAACCTATTTAAGTAAAAAAAGGGGGGGGGTGTAAGAACCCCCTCCCCATTAACAAACAATTAAAACAAAACTAAAACTAAAAAAATGAAAGTAGATTTAAACAAACTAGAACCATTTGACATATCTAATCCAGATTGTCAAAGAACAATATCTTATCCAAGCCATGAACTACAAATTGTAACACTAGGAGAAACATATATTGTAAATGTAGATATAGATGTAAACTTTGACATTTACACAGAAGAAGATGAGTGTGGCAATATATCATTCACATCAACAAACATTAACGGTGTTCACGTACTATTTAATGAGGCATATAATAAAGACGGTATGTTACACGATTTTAGCGGTGAAGAACAAACTAACATTGAGGACCAAATTAAATACGAGATATTATTATGAAAAACCAAGAAACATTTAAAAACTTTAGAACGGTTGTAAAATACTGGGATAACTTTAACTTAGAACTATATTATAAATACTTAAAAACTAGAGAATGTCAAAGCAAATAATACAAATAGAAAAGATACAAGAACCAAAAGTTTATTCAACATTAACTTTAGCTTGTAACGATAACAGCGAATTTAATATTAAAGACGTTGAGAGGTTAAAGTTTCCTTTTGAATATAAAGGTTACATATTTAAGAAAGTAAAAGTTAAACAAGATAAACACAAATAATTATGAATAAAGAGAAACTAACAGCACTTTATAAAAAGTACGAATTAACTCCAGAAGATGTATTTAAGCATCAACATTATTTAATTATCACTAGAAGTGGTATTGAAAAAATACAAGGGATTGAAAAGATTAACATTAAATACGAGGTTGTAAAATGTGAGCCTAACTTTTCAGCAGTAAAAGCATACAACGATAAACTAGAAACTTTTGGAAGTGCTTTAAAGGGTGCTGACTATAAAGATGGGAATACCAATAGCTGGTATGTTTTAGAAATGGCTGAAAAAAGGGCAATGTCAAGACTTGTATTAAAGCTAACTGGATTTTATGAGCTTGGTGTGTTTGGTGAAGATGAAAGCGAAGATTTTAAAAAGCCAAAAGATGCTAAGTAATAAACAATTCTTTGAGCAGTTAGAAGATGGTCAAGAGTACCTTAATTGCTTTATGACAAAAGAAACACACGCGAAAATTAATCCAGAGTTAAGAACTTTAATAGCAGTTAATGAAGTAAGGCAAAAGAATAGGAGCTTTGAGAAAGATGAAACACACAAAGAACTATTGAAAAAGTCATTAAAAGCTAAGAAAGATTTAACAGATTACGAATTTAATAAAAATCATTCTTGTTGATAATCAGCACTTTAGATATTTATTTACACAAAATATTAATTATTTTGTTGCGTATATGAAATATTTGTTTTAATATTGTAGTGTAATAACAAACAAACTAAAACTAAAAAGATGAAAACAACACTAAAAGAATTTAACGAAAACAACGAAGTAAGAAAACAAAATGAATCTATTGTTAGAACTTGCGAACAATTAATTAGAGATAGAGAAAACACTTTGGGAACTGATAAAGAAATGGAACGTTCGCAGTCGATTTTAGATTGTCAAAAGGAAGTTTATTTCGACAAGTTGGAAACCGTAAATATTAAATACTGGATTGGTTACCGACAATATTTTGATGAAGTAATTAAAATCGGAAAACTTTATTTTTTAAGATACGAGAAAATGACAAAGTCGAGAGGTTATAGAAGCATAGAGGAGATTGAAGAAATTACCGATAAAATGATGGAGGAAATGATTTCTGATAGCTATTATTATTAAAAATAAGGAGGGTGTAAAAGCCCTCCATTTACAAACAAATTAAAAATACTATGAAAACTTTATCATTTACATTTATAGCCCTTGTAATCGTTTCTTTATCGTTTTGGGTAACTATATCGAGAAACGAATTAAAAGCCACCTATCGAGCTATAAAGTGCCTTAAATTACAGAATGACAGTTTAAGAGAGGCTAACAAAAATTTAACTACCTATATGTTGATTGATTTAGAACAATCCAAGATTATAGATAAGTTTCAAAGCTCAAGAAACGAGAAGTTAAAGAATGAGCAATTAATGGAATTACAATTTAAACTAAGATAAGAACACCGGCAAAACGCAATTAAGCAAATTTAAACAACTCAATCGTTAAAAATAAGGGGTTATTAAGGCGGTTGTTTTAGGTTAATAAATAAGCTGGTGTTCTTTTAAAAACTAAAGACATGAATAAACAACTAAACTACTGGGTAAGACCAGCCGTAACACACACAACAGACGTTCAAACTATAATTGATAATGTTTGTTTACACTACGGAATAACAGAAGAACTATTAAAGAAGAAAAGTAGATTCAGAACATTTGTAGATGCTAGAAACATTGTGATGTATATTTGTAGAATGAACTTAAAAATATCACTACAAGATATAGCTAACATATTTGGAATGAACCATTCAACTGTAATACATGGGATAAACAAAGTAGAAAATTTAAAAGACTTTGATAGTGATTTTAAAGAATTAATTAATAGATTTGTATAAACTTAAAAACTAAAACTATGGAAAAAGAATGGGCTATTTTGATAGCATTATTTAAAGCTACTTGCGAACAGCAAACTATGCTTATAGGAGAAACTAAGCAACAATCTAAAATGATATTTAATTTATGGTTTAAAGAGGGTAATAAGTTACTAAAACTTATAGAAGATAATAGTAACGAGGACTATCTAGAGAGTATAACACAATCAATAGAAAATGCAATTATAAAAACTAAACAAAATGGAATATAAAGAATTTATAGAAAACAAAAAACATTCAATAGGCGACTTTGGATTTGAGGCTAATTTCATACCAGATATAGCTTTTGACTTTCAAAGGTATGTAATCGAAAAGTCAGTAAGAAAAGGTCGTTCGGCTGTATTTTTAGATACTGGATTAGGTAAGACATTAGTACAGTTATCAATAGCAAAAAACATAGTTAATCACACCAATAAAAAAGTGTTGATATTAACACCTTTAGCCGTTGCTTTTCAATTTATTTTAGAAGCTGAAAAGATTGGTATTGATGATATTGAGTACTCAAAGGACGGTAAACACACAAAGAAAATAGTTATTTGTAATTATGAAAGGTTGCATTATTTTAATAGTAATGACTTTGTCGGTGTTATATTAGATGAAAGTTCTATATTGAAGAACTTTGATGGTAAAATTAAAAATCAAATAACATCTTTTATAAAGAAAATGCCATATAGATTTTTAAGTACAGCTACACCAAGCCCTAACGATTTTATAGAATTAGGTACAAGTTCAGAGGCTTTAGGTTATATGGGTTATATGGATATGTTGGGTAAGTTTTTTAAGAACAATCAAAATAGTGTTGATTCTACTAATAGAAATATAGGTGAAAAGTTTTATTTAAAACCACACGCTGAAAAAAGTTTTTTTGCATGGGTTAATCAATGGTCAATTATGGCAAAGATGCCAAGCGACTTAGGGTTTAGTAATGATAGGTATAATTTACCAGAATTAATTATTAATAAACATATAGTTAAAAATGATAGTTTATTAGAAATTAATGGTCAAATAGAAATGTTTAATAGACCTGCTAAAAATTTCAATGAGATAAGGACGGAAGTAAAACAAACTATAAATAAAAGATGTGAAAAGGCTTTAGAACTAGCTAGTGGTAAAAACTCTGTTTACTGGGTTAATAGAAATGAAGAAAGCAAAATATTAAAAGATTCAGATAGTGATGCTGTTGAAATTATAGGTAGTCAATCAATAGACCAAAAAGAAGAAATATTAAAAGCCTTTGCGGATGGAGAAATTAAAAGACTTATTACAAAGGCTAAAATGACTGGAATGGGTTTGAACTGGCAACACTGTAATCATTCTGTATTTTTTCCTACATATTCTTATGAACAATATTACCAAGCTATAAGGCGTTTCTGGAGGTTTGGTCAAAAGAATAATGTAACTATTGATATGGTAATTTCAGACGGTCAAACAAGGGTATTAGAAGCATTAGAACAAAAAACACAAAAGGCTATTGAATTACATAAAAACTTAACAGAAAATGTTAATAGTAGTTTTGAAAATATAACAAAAGAATTTAACAAAGAAATAATTAAACCTAAATTTATAAACTAAACAAAATGGAAAACAAAGTAAAAGACCAATTAATAACGGATAACTACGCAATATATAATAGTGATTGTATGTTAGTTATGCCAACACTTGAAGATAATAGTATTGATTTATCAGTTTATAGTCCACCTTTCGCGGGGCTTTATAATTATTCAAGTAGTGAAAATGACTTTAGTAATTGTGAAAGCAAAGAACAATTTTTAGAACAATACGAATATTTAATAAAAGAGATTGCTAGAGTAACAAAAGACGGTAGAATAACTGCTGTACATTGTACAGATGTATTTGATAATACTTGTAGGTTGTGGGATTTTCCAAACGAAATAATTAGACTACATACTAAATATGGTTTTGAATACCGTAACCGTATAACTATTTGGAAAGAGCCTTTAAAGGTTAGAATGAGAACAATGGTGCAATCTTTAATGCATAAATTTATAGTTGAAGATAGTACAAAATGTTTTACAGCTATGCCAGATTACGTATTAGTATTTACTAAAAAAGGGGAAAACAAAGTTCCAGTAACTCATGAATTTGGTATTAATCATTATGCCGGTGAAATACCAATTTTACCGAATATTTTAAGGGCTTGGAATAATGCTAATAATTCAAATCTAAATGAAGTTGAGTTATGGGAACATTTAAACAATATAAATGAAGATGGCAAAATAACAAAATTAAATCATTATATATGGCAACGGTACGCCTCTAGTGTGTGGGATGATATTAGAATAGATAATGTTTTACCGTTTAGGGATTCTAAAGAAGATGATGATGAAAAGCACGTACACCCATTACAATTAGATGTTATTGATAGAATTGTGGAATTATATTCTAATCCAAACGAGGTTGTATTAACTCCTTTTATGGGTGTTGGTAGTGAGGTTTTTAGCCCAGTTTCAATGGGTAGAAAAGCAATAGGTATAGAATTAAAAGATAGTTACTTTAAACAAGCTAAGTTAAATTTAATTGAAGCCTCAAAGAGATTTAAAGAACAAGCAAAGCAACAAGAATTATTTTAATATAAACAATTAAACAATAAATTATGAGTGAATTAAAAACAAAAGGAACGATCACAAAGATTTTACCAGTAGAAAGCGGTAAAACAAAAGACGGTAAAGAATGGAGTAAACTAACATTTGTATTAGATACAAAAGCCCAGTACAATCCATTAATTGCTTTTACAGTATTTGGTGCTGAAAAGATAGAAAACTTCAATAAGGACAATAAAGAAGGTCAAGAAGTAGAAGTATCTTTTAATGTATCTAGTAGAGAGTATGAAGGCAAATGGTATAATTCCATAGATGCTTGGAAAGTGTTTGCAGTAACTGCTGAAAGTGTACCGGCTGGATTGAATGAAAGTGATAGTGGGGATTTACCGTTTTAAATTAAAATAAATCAGGAATATTAAATAAATTATTCTTATATTTGTATTGTCTAGTAATTAACATTTAAAAAAACAATTACAATTTATAAATAAAAATAACCGAAATTTAGGAACTTCCCTTGTGTTAGTTACTAGACCCTAAAGAGTAGGTTATTTTACATTAACAGTCTAGTGTTATGGATTACAAAAAACAATACACTCATCCTGAGTGGCAAAAAAAACGATTGCAAATCTTAGAGAGAGACAATTTTACTTGTCAAACTTGTTTAAACGATAATGAGGTGCTACACGTTCATCATAAATTCTATATACCAAATAAGCTTATATGGGATTATAATGATGAATGGTTTATTACGCTTTGTGGAACTTGTCATGAAAACGCGCACAGTGTTTTTGATGGGGTTAAAAATGTTATGGTATCAATGAACTTCAAATCTTTATTAGAAATACAATTTTTAGTTTATAAAAGAATACAATATAAAGAAATAACAGAAGAAGAAATAATTAAACTATTAAAAAATGGCTAAGAGATTTACTGATACGGAAAAATGGAGAGATAAATGGTTTAGGTCATTAAATCCTTTAGAAAAACTATTATTTATTTATTTGGTTGATAATTGTGATAATGCTGGTGTTATAGAAATTGATTATAGCTTTTGGGCATACCAAGTTGGCTGTGATAATTCAGAGATAATAAAAGCATTTAATGGATTGTCTAAATGCACTGAGGTTGTTGGTGAATGGTGTTGGATTGAAAACTTTTTAAGACACCAAAAAAACTTACCACTAAACGAAACAAATAATGCTCACAAACAAATATTATCACTGTTGGATGAACATAAAAATAGGTTTATATCTTCGATAAAATTTCAATACTTTTTAGGGGCTAATAAGGGGCTGAATAGACCCATAGGTAATAGTAATGATAAGGTAAAGGTAAAGGTAGATGAGAATGAGTTGATAAAAAATAGGTATTTAATAGAATCTCAATGTAGATTACATCAATGCAAGGAGGAGGAAATAATAAAACATATTAAAAGGTTTTATTTAAAAAATTATGCTAGTATTGAGACTGAAAAAAGTATTGATGAAGTAATAGCTCATTGTACTAATTGGTTAGCAAAGCAAGATATTAAAAAATACTTAGCACCAAAAAAACACTGGAACGCAGAATGAAAGGCTCGATACTAAATAACGATGTTGCTGATAAGTTTCTTGAAGATGTAAGAACCAACAAACTACAATTAGGCTTAGATATTGGTTGTGGTTTAGATTCTCATTTAAGATTTAAGCTAGGAACTTTTAATGTAATATTAGGACACGCCAACGTAGGTAAAACTTACTGGGTGTTATGGTATATGTTAGCTATTGCAATTAAACATAATAAACGATTCTTAATATTTTCAAGTGAGAATACTGTTGGAGGTTTAAAGCGTAACTTAATGCAGTTACTAGCACAAAAGAAGTTAAACCAATTTAGTGAGCATGATTTCTGGAAGTATAAAACACAAATAGAAGGCTGGTTTAAATTTATAGATACTGACCATTTATATTCTTACAAAGATTTAATAAAAGTTTTTGATGAAAACTTAAACGATTTTGATTGCTGTTTAGTTGACCCGTACAATAGTTTAGTAAGAGATAAAAGTGTAGTTGGTAATAGCCATGAAATAGATTACCAAGTGGCTAGTGAGTTTAGAATATTTTGCAGAACTAGAAATAAAACACTTTACGTAAATGCACACGCAAGTACAGAGGCTTTGAGAAAGACGTACCACAAAGACCATGATTTAGCTGGTTATCCAATACCACCAAATGCAAGTGATATTGAAGGTGGCGGTAAATGGGTTAATAGAGCTGATGACTTCATTGTTATTCACCGTTTAACACAACACCCTCAACACTGGATGTTTACGGATATTCACGTTAAGAAGGTTAAAGAAACAGAAACGGGTGGTACACCAACATTTATGGATGAGCCAGTAAGATTTAAACTTTGGGATGGTTGCAAGTTTTTAAACATAAATACTAATGGTGAAGAGGTTGATGTGTTTAGTGGTGTGCCAGTAGTTGAAAGTAAAATAGAAATAAATAAAGATTTTGATAACGAAATAGATGTACCATTTTGAAAGCAATAGATTTAATAAATACAAAGAATTTTTTAACTGGTCAGTTGGAGCTTTATAAAATAGAATTTGTAAATACGAATAATAATAAATATCTTAGTACCATGAATGATTTTGATAAGGCAATTAAGACAATCAATTATTTAGAATCAGCACTAAGAAGATTAGTAGAAGAAAACAAACAATTAAAACTATAGATTATGGAAATACTTATAATACTGTTACAAATTTTATTTTATGTAATAACGGAAAATAATCTTGGCATTGTTGCTGAAAATCAAAAGAGAATTGAGCGTAGGTTAATAGATATTAATAACCAATTAAAACAATAGATTATGGAAAAATTAGAATTAAAACACTTAGCACCTTATTTGCCTTATGGGTTGAGAGGGGAGGTTAGAAAACCTCATTATTTAAAAGAAGAAAATCCGATTGGAGAACTAATTAAGGTTGAAAAAACAGAGGACGGGGTAATGGTTAAAATTTGTTCGGATATAAACAATGAGGTGTTTATACGTGCTGGGGAGTTTGCTGGTGAAGATGGTTGGGTTTATAATTTTAAACCAATCCTAAGACCATTAAGTGATTTGAAAAAGGATGAATTTTCATTCATTTATGAAAATGAAACTGATTACGAATCATTAAGAGATTGGTTGAATTTAGATTTTGAGAGTAAATTAACATTAAAATACTCTTATTTATTTTGGGCTGAATTGTTTCGTTATTATTTTGACGTATTCGGACTAATCGAAAAAGGTTTAGCAATAGATATTAACACTCTAGAAAGCACTACAAACAAGTCAATAACAACTAAATAACGGTGTATTGCACTGTTTAACGTACAAAACAATGGAAAAAACACTAACAACTAAACAAAAGAAAGACATGATAGAACTATCTAAGCATAACAACAGCCAAAGATATTTCAGAGTAAACGGCAAGTGGTATGAAATGATAGGTACTAAATGCAACACTAACGGTAGTTGGGTACACTCAATAAAGCCCAGTTTTAAAGGTCAAGATTATATAACCGATTCTGACTATATAAAACTAATTAATCAATACGAAAACGAAAACAAACATTTAAAATATAAATTATGAAAGACAAAATAAGTAGAGATTGGTATAAAATAAAGGATGAATGGTATCACTGCGTTACTATTATTAAAAATGGTGAAGTGATAAGATATGTTAACGGTGCAGAACAATACTACCCAGAAACTTTTAACCACTAACAAAGATTTAACATGAAAGTAAAGATAACAGAAAAGGAATTACAAACTTTAGAGAAAACTAAAGACGGCTACACTTATTCAATAATGACTAGAAAAGGTAAGCTGACAGTTGAAGGAATACCAACTATTGAAGATGCTATTGCTAATGCTGAAATGAATTTAATTAAGATTAATAAAGCAATGTTAAAGAAGTAATGCCTAGATGTAAACACTGCAAAGATAGATTTGAGCCAAAGTCTTTTAATATGAAGTATTGTATGTTAAAAGATGAATGTATAAAGGCTTGTATGCTATCTTTAAAAGAGCAAAGGCAAAAGCAATGGAATAAAGAAAAGAAAGCACGTAAAGAAAGACTAAAAACAAAAGGCGACTATTTAAAAGAAGTTCAAATAGTATTTAATACCTACATAAGAAAACGTGATAATGGTTTAAATTGTATTAGTTGCCAAAAGCCACCATTAAAAAAGAACGCTGGACATTATAGAAGTGTTGGTAGTTGCCCAGAATTAAGATTTGAAG